GGGAGGGATATTTAATTTAGCAGTTACAGTTTTAGTATAAAGCCAAAGTTCGTCAAAAGATTGACCAACCATGTTGGTAAATTCTACGTAATTATCATTATTATTTTGTTCTGTTATAAATGTTGGAATAGTATAATATAGATAATTTGCATTATTATTATCATATAAGGAAGCTGATAATATGATTCCTCCATAATATTGACTATTTTCTACATCACTTCCTAACCAGTTTAAAACTGTCGTACTATCTGTAGCTAATAATGGATATGGAAATATCTGCCCACTTGATGTATCTTTAGGATATGAATCTGATGATGTGTTATAATACAAATAATAATCCCAACCATCAAAACCTTTTATTTCATTTTCAATTTTAGTATATAAACTAGCAATACTTTCTGATACTTGAGATGTTGAATTTGATCCTGTTACTATACTTAAAGATGATATATCATTTTGATATTTTTCTATTTGACCTGCTTTAAAGTAAAAATTATTTGTTCTCTGTTTTGCAGATGAAAAATTTACAAATTCATTAAAAGAAATAAATGGTGAAACAGATCCATCATTATTTATCCCATTAGTTGAATATTGGGGTGTTAATTTAATACCTTTTTGTTCTAAGATATTTATTAATTGATCTTTAGATCCTGATGAATTTGTACCTAATAATTCTTTTTTATTTTTATATGTAGTTGAATTATTTACAAAATCCTTTATATCTAAGTTAGTATTAGGACCCCTTAAAGCAATGGTATCATCAATTACACTTAAATCTTCAGTAAAGTTAACTTCAAAAACTTGGGTTTCTGCTGTTTTTGTAACAACATATATTTCATCTAATTCTTTATATTTTTGAGGTAAAGAATCAAATAATTTTATTAATATAGATGAATCATCTTCATCTAAATTTCCAGCTTCATCTGTTTCTGCTGGTTTAAACTGGCTATTTACACCTATATGGTATTCATTTTGACCAAAAGTAATATAAAATTCATCAAAGAAATCTACAGAATTAATAGTATTATCAAATGCAATATATGATGATTGCATTTCAATACTGCTAATAAAATTTGATTTAATCCTTATTTCTGTTCTATCTCCTGATATTTCAGATATATAATATTTACTATCTATTGATGAACTTAATTGATTATTAACAAAATTATAAACACCATATAGTCTACCATTATTATATCCTGCATCATATATGTCTGTTTCAGGATTTATATTTACTATATTTGTAGTATAAGAACCTGATGTATCAATTGAAGATCCAGCACCTTGAGGTGTTGCATCTGGAGTAGTATTAGCTGTTATTTGATAATTAATAAAATTATAATCAGAATATTGAATCGTTTTTTGTGCGTTATATATGTAAAACTCAACATTATTAAGAGAAGGAGTAAATGAACCTGAGTAATCTTCACTTGGTATTAGCAAACTATTCTCTAATTCAAACCCATCATTAAATAATAATGCTGGATTAATTTCTTGCATTGAAGATGATATTGGAATTTCTCTCATTTATTATTTATTATTAAACCTGGCTTGTGTTAGCCGCTCGTACTGCTTTATCTATTTCTTTTTTAGCTCCTAATACTCCAGCCATATCTACTTGTAGTTGAAGATTTGATTCTCTTAATTCTGCTATTTCTTCTAATAGAGCTTGTATTTCTATTTGATTAGCTGAGAAATCAATGTATTCACTACTTTCTTTAATTAAATACTCATGAGAATTTATTTCTCCTAATTTGGGTATTATAAAAAATAGATTGCTATATATATTAAAAAAATCTTCTACGGTAGCCAAGTTTGAATCAAAAAAACTTAAATCTTGTTCATTAACTCCCAATTCTGTAAATTCAGTATTAAAAGTAGCATTAAATGCTTCTCTATTAAATCCTGTTCTTACTAATGTTACAGAGGTATTTTCTTCACTTATCTCAAGTGTTGTTTCAATAACGGAAGCATTAATAACTTCTTCCCCATTTATTGAATTTTGAATGCTTGTAGTATTTATATTTTCCATTATCCGTTTATTACTCTAAACATTGTATCTTGATCAAATACGTGTGTAGTTCCATCAACAATTGTTTTTATTAGTATTGTATAATATCTTTCTGGCTCTAAACCATTCATGTAGATGTCAAAATAACTCGATGTTGAATCCGCACTTATTTTAGTATAGGTATCATCAAAAGGAATTACAAATTCATTAGTATCTGCATCTTTAATAGCATATGAAGATGATTCTTTTGGGAGATAATAATTAGTTGTATATAGTGATGCTGTTTGATATACTATATCTGGGTATTTTGGTATTGCTGCTATCCTAAAACGTTCAACGCTTTCAGAATAATAAGTTCCATTATTATTATAAATTGACATAAATGCTTCAGGAGTACCTATAATTGTATTTATAGATGAACCCGTATCATAAAAATGATCATTCCACTTTAAATCTAATAGTGGGGGATATATTGTATTAGTATCTACTGAGAAATACTTAAAAGTTGCTGTTACAGCTTGACTATTAATAAATTCTTTTGAGCTTGACTGTTTTACTAAAAATCCATTATTAGTAAAACCTATAGTATTATCTACTAATGAATTAGTGTACCATGTTTTTATAGTATCTGTTACATCAACACTTAAATCAACACCAATACCATATGAAAATGATTGAGATTGTATTACAGGTAATCCTAAATTTGATCCTGTATACCAGTTACCTCCTCCTGCTGATGATCCTGAATATGATGCGACTGAAAATGCTCCAAATCCATCTACTGCTGTAACTTTAAATATTAAATCAGTACTAACTACTCCTAATGTTCCTCCTGTTAAATCTGCGGCTAATATTGTAATTGTATCTCCTTGAATGTATTTTACCCCAGCTGTAGTACAAGTTACAGTTTGAATTGTAAGATTACCTACTGGAATTGCAATTGTAAATTGTGCTCCTGTTCCTCCTTGACTACCATTTCCTGCTATGTTTAGTAATGAGCCCACTGATGTACCAGTTGTTGTAGATAATATTTGTTGGTTAGTTGACGTAGTCATAGATCCGGATATTGCCCATTTTTGAGCTCCAGCATCTGATCCTGAATATGTTCTCCATTCCCAACTTGCTCCATCTGTTGATTGGGGTCGATTATCAAATTTTCCTGATCCCATTCCCCAACTTCCTGATACTGGGTATATTTTTAATTCTTGATCTATATTTAAACCATTAACTACAGCTGCTGAATTTCTTAAATCAACCCCAAATTCTCTATTACTCCAATTTGATGAAGAAACTGCTGGGGAAGGTAATGTTATTGTAATATCATCTGAAAATGGAAAACCCGCAAATGATTCTGATTTAAATACTAATTTATCTCCGATATTATAACCTATTCCATAAGGTTGGATACCTTCTATAACATCAATTGTTGTTACTAAATCATCCTCTCCAATTTTAAAATAAAATGTATCATTTGGATAAGTTGCATTATATACAAATACTCCTCCTCCCACAGTTGCTGTAACAGCTGCAGGTGTTAAATAAAGATCATTGTTATTTAAATATGAAAAATAATCTTGACTTACATATGAAGCAGATCCATTATTTACTATTGGAGCAGATATTACTTTATTATCTTTAACTACTAAATTTATTGAAGCACTTAAAGAAGATGTTGTAACTGTATTCTGCACATCATCATTTGATATAATAAACGGACCATAAGTACCATCATTAGCAGTAAAACTAGGTGTAATTACTAAAGTATCTACTATATTTCTATTTGGTATAAAATAAGAACCATTTGCTTGAACGTTAAAATGTTGTCCTCTTCCGTTTCCTGTTGATGAAGATGGTATTAAATCCCATGCCATTTCTGAGTTTTTACCCTTACCATCTGATGATGTTGGATAAGTAGGACCCTCTACCATTGTTTGATCAAATAAGAAAATTGATTCTGCGGTGTCTGAATTTATTACTGTAACACCTGATCCTGAAATATAAGTGTTAACCCATTCATTAATTTCAGGTTGTGAAAATTCTAATAAATATCTACTAACTTGAGCATTTGATTGTTCAAGGTAAGTAGATGCTTCAAGTATCTCATCTAAACCCGTATTCATGGCTTTAGATATAGTATACAATGATGTATCTTTTGTTGGGAAAATTTTATATATTGCCATAATTTATTTTTATAATGGTACTACTCTACCTCTAATATCTTGATTTGGATTTTTTACTTCAAAAACCATTGGATCAATTGATGGGTAAAGTACATTACCTATAGTAGATCCTAATACATCATATGAAAATTTACTATACCCTAAACTTTCACCAGAAAAATTAACAATTTCTACTTTATTTACTGTTTGAACTCCTACAACCTTATCTAAAAGTATATTAATATCTTTCATCATAATAGGCTCATTAATTTGCCATTTATCGGTTTCAAAAAATGTTGTTAAAGATTCTATACATTTTGTTATTATTTCAGAATTATTAAAATTAGGTAATACTATAATTTCAAAATTAACACCTATGTTAATAACATATGCATCTTTTAATTTAATAGAATCATTAATCATTCTATATTCTGATAGATAAGTTTGTAAATTTCTCTTTAATATAGGTGAAGCTGTTCTTAATTTTTTATTTATATCATAAGTTAAAACATATAAATCTAATACAGCAGGTAAAGTACCGGCTTCATATTCTCCTACTTTATTAGGCTGTACATGAGCTTTTGCTACTACCCCTAAATTAGAAGGCATAGATAATGCTCTAATTAAATAATCTTGTGCTGTAACGGTTCTTAACTGATTTTGAAAATTACCTAGTGAATTTTGTCTTATTTCTTCAATTGTATCTCCATCCATTCCTCCATCTGCTGCTGCTGTATTATTAGAAGCTATGGATAAAAAGATTTTATCTGCCATAGCTGTATCTGCTAGATTTGGATTTATAAAAGTTATATTAGTATCATCTACTGCAGTTAAGGAACCTGCTTCTACATTAGCTGCTGCTCCCCCTCCTGTTAGATATCTTACAGTTAAAGTAGTATTATAAGGAGCAATACCATAAGTATTAGTATAAACAAAATTTAAAGGAGAAAATGCTGTTGTTAACTTTGTTTTTTCAAAAGCTAAACCTAAACCTACGTTATCGGGATTTGGTATAATTTCTTCATCTATGTTTCGTGTACTACCTGCCCCAAATTGTAATTGTAATGTATTTTCATTTATAAAACGAGATGCAAATCTTCTCTGTACTGCTTTTAATTCTAATAGATAAGGTACTTCTGTATCCATAGCGAAATTGGGATCATTAGTATTTGTGTTTCTAATCGAGTTAAATACGTTTTCCTGCGCTAAATTGGGAACTTCATACCAGGTATTGTCATCACTGTCTACTACGTCTAATACGCCTATAATATTACCTGATATAATATCTCGAGTATCAAATTTTACTGAATTTGTAAATGTAAATTTCTGAGAATTTATAGTTGCTGATATTGCTTTTCTTTTCTTTTTTAGAAGATAATATGTTGGGTTAACCCCAGATATATTATAAACTGATACATCTGTAGGATCTAATGAACTAGAAGACTGGAAATCAACTGCATCCTCTATTATAAAATTTAATGAGGAATCTACATTAGATGAAATCTGTGTATTTTCAGGTATTATTACTGCAAATTGGTAATCAGGTACATAAACACTACCACTAAGTATGGCTGGCAATTGTTGGAAAAAATCTAATTCTACAGATGCTACTGTTGTTACTTTAGGCACATATCCCATTGAATATGCTAAAGCATATAAATTTGTAGTTTGTCTAGCCTTTTGTATAAATGTTTCTTGAATTTGGTTGTCTAAATAAAAAGATAAAACATCTCCTACATAAGCTGCCATTTCCATAAACAGCATACCAGTTGATGTTTCAGAAAAATCATTATACGTATTTGGAAAATACGTTTTTGAATATTGGATTAGACTGTTTCTTAGAGTACCAAAATCTCTATCTATATACCTTATGTCTCTTTTTAGTTTACTCATTATTGTAGTAATATGTTAATTTCATCTTCTATCCCAAAATTTACTATTTGATAAATTAGTGTAAAGTTAACTGTATTTTCATCTTTTATGTTATTAAATTCAATTTGTTTAATTTCTACATTTGGGAAAAAAGTTACTATATCATTTTGAATTTGATTTTTTAAATCATTATTTGTTATATCTAATATATTTTCAAATAATAAATTTCTTAAATCAGCTCCAAAATTTGGTCTAAATACTCTTTCTCCTTTGTTTGTTAATAAATAGTTAACCAAATTAGCTTTAATTTGATCTCTTGTATAATATGTAGGTACAAAGACAGCATCTCCATTTAGAGGAAAACCAAATCCAATTGCTCTACTTTTTTGTAGATCTATAGGAAATTTACTTTGTATTATTCTAGCCATTATTATTTTTATTTATTACTCATTAATCCCATTATTTGACTCATATCAACCTCACCTGCGGGTAGTGTGCCATTTGCTGTATCCATACCTTGTTGAGGTTGGAATGATTGGGCATTTCCACTATTAAAGGATTGATTTGTATCTCCTAAAATGTTTTGATATGCTGCTCTTTTTTCTTCAGGGGACATATTACTTTGAAGTTCATGTCCACCAGTTGATATTTGAGTAGATGGTTGTACCATTATATTCTCCGTTACAGGCATTATAGGTGCTTGAGTTATAACTTTTGGAGATTTAACAGCCTCTAATAGTATTTCTTTCAGTTCTTCTTGAATTGATTCTTTTACTGCTTCTTTGATTAGGGTTTTTAATGCTGACGTCTTCATTTTATTTATAAATATTAAATTATTATACTTTTATATAGTTCTATCTACCTATGGTGTAAAATTATTACTAATTGCGACTATAGGTTCTTCTATTGAAAAATTTGATTGGCCTCCATTATCAAGATTAGTAACCATTACCATACGATAAGTGTAAATTCCTGGGGTTGTTAATATTAAAGAGGGGGAAATAACATTACTGTTAGGCAATGCTGATGATTGTTCACTTAATAATGACTGGAGGGGATCTGTTATTGTAAGTATTGTGTTTGTAGGAGATGATGATGTTGGAGATATACCTCCAAAAGTGTTTAAAGTTACTCTTACATTGCTTACAGTTGTTGTGATAGATCCTATTACTTCTTTACCAGTAAATGTAACTGTATTATTACCACTTAATACATAACCTCTATTGCCTGCTGATAATAAATTCGTACCTCCGGATGTTCGTGATGTTGCCTCAAGTGATCTTGGTATACTTATTCCTTGTAAGCCTAAAACATAAATATCAATTTGATATTTCATTTCTTCATACAATACTTGTACTGTTGAACTATATGAATATCTTCCTTGTACTTGCATATCATTAAAAATTGTAACTAAAGATAAAATCGTTCGATTTCCTTTAGTCCCACCTCTAAAAAATTGCTGTTCTGGGTTTGATAAAAAATCCCTTACTGCTTTAATTCTTCTTTGATCAAAACTATATGTATTTTCTGGATTGTATTCTAATGTAAGTCTAAATCCTTTATAAAAAGTTATACCTTCAATAAAAGCATTTGGTTGTAACCCCGCAATTAATTCTGCTTCTGAAGCTGCGTTTAATGCTGGGTTTGAATTTACGCCTGCTGTTGCTACAGATTCTACAATATCTGTTGTTATTGCTATAGAAATAACATCTATTGCACTTTGAAAATCTGCAGTATTATTTAAATCTCCATTATTACCTGATCCTATATTATTATTTAAGTTATCACATTGACCTCCTAATTCTGCAACTATTTTAACGAATGAAATTGTAGTAATTACAGGTGTAATTATAGCATCTAAAGCATTTAATTTAGTAATAGTATTATTTATCATATCTAATACTCCTTTTACTAGTGTTAAAATAGCGGATGTAATACCTTTACCCATTACTAATAGTTTATCTAACTGATCTAGTGAATCTGATAGAATCGTTATTACATTAAGAGGAATACCAGCTCCAGGAGGTACTGATACAGGAATAGGTATTGCTTTTATAACCTTAATTGCAGCTCCTACGGTGGTTATTATAGTATCTAAAGTTTGGGATGTTGTTGATAATGTTGATAAAGGAGTCTGTACAGTTTGTAAAGCTGATGATAACTTATTTTTATTATCAATAATAGTATTAATAGATATTAAAATACTATCTACGTTTCTAATAGCCTTTTCTTTTTGAAGATTAGATAATGGGGGTATAGAACATATTATTTCAGGTGTGAGTAATGATTCCGGGTTATCAATTTGGCCATTTATTAACTCTAAAGGAGAAAAAGGAAGAGATGATGGATCGATTCCTGCTTTTTCAATAGCCTTTAATCCTTCTTCTTTTAGCTTATCCTTCATAACGGAAATGGCAGTATCTAACTTGCCAGTATCCTTAGCTACTTTAACTATTTGTTTTATTATTACTTTTTCTAATCCCATTACTTACTTTTACTAATTTTAGATTTGTATTGAGATATTTGACCTATCATTTTTTGGGCAATTGATTGTAATTGTACTGCTGGTACCGGAATAGCTGTATTTAAAACATTAGGTGGTCCTGAACCTACGGGTGTTTGTAAAGCTGCTGATAGTGAGATTAATTTTGTTAATAACTCCTGAAAGTCTGTTAGAAATTTATCTCCTAAAATTACAGACTCTGTCGCATATTTATCTCCTAATAGTATTTTATTAGATTTAATTATAGTTTCTGGTGAGTCTATATTTACACTTTCTAATGAATTTAAATTAATTGTTTTAAATGAACTAAATAATATAGAATCTGATTTTGAATTAAATACTAATCTTCCAGAATTAAGTATTACTTGTTCTCCTATAAATTTATCAGTAGATGTTGGAGGTTTAAAATAAGAACTATATGATCTACTTGATACTTCAATAGGTATTGCCTGTGTTGAAGTTAGATATATACTTGATTTATCTGTATTAATATCTTCTACTTGTGGAACCCAAGGATCTGTGTCTTCATCATGTTGACCATTTTTAATAATAGTAATAGGATCTCCATCTTCACCATCGCGAGACCAAGGATTTTTTATTTTTGCTGTTTTTACCGTAGAACCTAATCTAATAGTATTACCCCATCTACCTTGTAATATATTATCACCTTCATAGGGTAATAAATTTCTTATACTTAGTTTTTCTTTAAAAGTATCTCCTAATTCAATTTCAGTACTACCATTTGTAACTCTTCTTACAGCACCTCCTTGTGTTTCTTCATAATCTTGCTGTTGTGACGGGGGTAAGGTTTCTCCTAAAATAGGATCTGGTATAGCATTGTGATGTACACTATTCCATATATTAATAGGTTGAAAATAATAATATCCTACCTCATTCACATTAGCTTGTATATCACTATTAGGTAAGGTTATTAAATAAACAATTTCATTCTCTAAAGGAATTGTTGATTGGTTGGGGAATAAGGGTCTTGCAAAGTTATCTGTTGTAAATTTAGGATTTGGGTTGGGTTGATTTAATTTATCAAAAAATATACAACCTATAGAACTCCACTCACCAAATTTTTTAAATGCAGATCTTTCTGTCTTATCATCAAGCATAGCATGCATAACTCTTCCAGAAAATATACCGGCATTTCCCGTTATAGGTACCTTATTTGGGGTTAAGTTTGATATCCCTGTTATTGGTTTAATAGCCATTTAACTTTCTTTATTTACTTGAAGTTTATCCATCTCGGCTAATAGTGCATCTTTTTCTTCATCACTTATCCCAAATCCACCATCATCATTTGTTGTGTTAACTGCTCTTTGAATAATTGTAGCCATTTTAATTAAGGCATCATCATTTTTAACTCCAATTTCCATATATTCTTTAATTAATGGAACTATAAGTGTAGCATCACCTATTTCTTGAATAAGAGGTTTTAATTCTGATATTAGGGCAGTTACTTGCTCTGATTTTTTTCTTTGGTTAGTGTATATTTCTTCTAAAATATCAGAAAATTTCTTATCACCAAATACAACTGAATCTAATTGTCCCATAATTTTTGGTTATAAATATAACTAACTTATGCTTTTGAGGGAGGATAGTAACCATGTTCTAAATAAACTAGATATTTTTCTTTAAATATTTTATATAAAACATTAGCTATTTTTGTAATTTTTGGGGTTTTCACATCAACCATTTCTCTAATGTAGATATATAGTGCTTTTTTATTAAATACATCTATATTATCTCTTTTTCTAAATAATTCTAAAATAGCATCTGCTATTTGAGCATCATTGCCTTTTGGAAATATTTTATATATTCTTTCAGTACAATCCGTTACAAACTGGTCTATGAATATAGATAATTTATCTTCATATTTATACCCTTGTAATGCTAATTCATCACCTTCAAATTCTGTTTCAGTTAATATACTTTGTCCATCTTCCATCTTTTGAGATGTAATAAATCCTGGAATTAGTTGGTCTAAATTAGAATAATTGTTGATATCATTGATTTGAATATTTTGTATTTTCTTACCATAATTTTTAGTATTATATACTATTAACCAACGTTTTACTATAGTCCCGAAGTAGGAGTATGCTTTAGCTCCATTTTCAGGGTTAAATAAGTGTATTTTTGATAATAAGAATACCATAAGTTCATGTTGGAGATCTTCTAAATTATCTACTTCGGTATAGTAAAACTTAAAAGTATGAATTATATTTTGAGTCAACTTATAAAAAGGCCAATGGATGTGATCTTGGTAAAGATTACTTCTTTCTTCTTTATTGGTTGAATTATTATATTGTACAATTGCAGCTTCTGTATCTTTTGTAAAATATACTCTACCTTTTCTTATCTTTTTATTTTTTTCAATTATATGATCCATGTCTTCTTAAATTTTCTTAACATTAAAATCATTAAGAATACTTTGAATTTGTTTAATATTTTTAAAGAAGAAACCTACCTCATCATCACCTTCAAAAGAACCCTTAATATCGATTTTTTTAATTTTTTCATCCGAAACCTCTATTAGTCTAGATATATTATCAAGATACGTTAAATATCCTAATAGTATATCTTCTTGTTTTTCATTTTTACGAAGTAAATTAATAGTAGTAAACACTAGGAATACAACTATTAATGACAGTATTATTATTGCTATTATCATAAGTTATCTAACATATTTTTAAGACCTGGGCTTGATATTGTTCCTAATGCTTTGGTCTTAATTGATTTATTTGTACCATTACCCGATAATGTATGATTATTTTTAGGCTTATCCAAGTTATCTTTAGAAAATTTTGGTAACCATTCAACCTCAAATTCTATTCTAGCTGCCATCATATCTGCCTGATGTAAGATAAATGGTAAAGATGTGCGAGGTTTTTGCTCAACTAAATATCCTTTTAAATATTTCTCATTTGCTAGATCATACAGACCATCGTGCGTCTGAATAGCAACCATTTCGTTAAATGTATATTTGATGTTATGTTCCTGGAGTAGAAATAATCCTCTATCTGGAACTGAGGCAAATGCTAATTTTTTATTGAACATATAATCTTCACCTAATTTATCTTTTCTCCACTTATCTGTCTGGGGGATGTGTGATTCATGTTCCGAATCTCCCATTTTTCCTAAATCATGATTTATCGCTGAGAATACTAATTCCTCAATGGTGAAAGTGGACATATCACATCCCTCACTATCCCACAATTTAGCTTGTTTAAGAGAACAACGTACTACTTTATTAACATGAAAAACATATCCTCCAGGAAAGGCTGAATGATATTCTTTACGATGAGAGGCAGGAAGAAGCATAATACGCTCTTGATACTTTTCATAAAATTCAACTAATTTCTCTTTACGGGGTGATGAGATATGGGTATCAATATTACTCATAAATTCTACCCAATTTTCCTGGATTTGATTTGCTGTTAATTTCGTCATAACTTTAATTTAGGGTTTATTGTACGGATGCGTGTTCTCTCTCAATTTGGGTTTCAAGATCTCTTAGTACTGTTTCTGTTTCTTCTATTTTACTTTCAAACTCAGTAATAGGTTTTTGTAATTTAACCATCATTTTTAAATTTGTTAGATTGCCTTGTATCTTATTAGTAAGACGGACAATTGTTTCCGGATTGCGTAATGCCATAATTTATATATTTATTAAGTGTTAATTGTTAGTTGTTAGTATATTGGAGTACTTATGTACCTATGTACCCATGTACCATATTTACCCTATCTCATCCATTCTCTTATCTCTCTATATCTCATTTCTCTCAAACCCTGTACCTCCAATGTACGGTAAAGATTTCTCACATCCAAGCTATAATTGAAAACTTCTTGATTTTTCTAGGATTTTGAATAATAAACTACACTTTTCATATTCTTCGGTTTGTGTAAAATAGCTAATACCCAACTCCAGTGATGTAGTCAAATATTCGTCTGAATAATGTTTTAATGCGTTTATATGTGTAGTCTCGCTAAGATCGACGTTCTGTATATACTCCCAAGCTTTATTATAAACAACGCACTCTCCAGCTTCTTGAATGTCATCAATGTCTAATTCTTCATTAGCATCTCTAAAAAACTTAAGTACCTTCTTGTTAAAATTAATATGATTTAATACTAATTTCTTATACATCCCCACATAGTATAAGGGAGACGTTTTCAAATCATCATAAGATGTTTTACCATCAGAAGATAAATCCCCATCCTCATGAGAAAACAAACCAAAAATATTATCTAAACTTACCATTTCTATCTAATTAATGCTTAACATGACTTACCACCTTTAATTCTGTATAAAGCATATTCCCACCTCTCTACAACAGATTTATATTTATGCTTTTCTTGGGATTCCATATTTTTCAATTGCTTCTCAAACTTATTTCTAAGATTACCTCTTTCTACTTCATTATACATCTCTACTAATAAATCTTCTTGAACTGACATTGAAAAGTTTTTATATGGTTAACCATAAATATATGTTATAAATGCTAGTAATCCAAATAATATTGGATAAGTTAAATAAAAAAAACCCACGTTTAATAGCGTGGGTTTTAAATTGGTAATGATTGTGGTGATTATGTTATATTAATGCGTTAAATCGCATAATCTTATGCTTAAATCGCGGGATATTCGCATGTTTACCCATTATCTAAATTCTTAATTTGTTTTTCAAGTGATAGGATAAGTTTATCTATCTCTTTTATACCTCCATCAATATCAATTTTATTAGGATTTGAAGGGTGATAACTCCAATACTCCTCTCTTACTTTAGTTAATTGAATAATTTCATTAATAAGTTCAAATTTCGGATCTTTTTTAGTTTTTGACATTTTATTTATTTTTAATAGTTACTGGAATAATGCTTTCTGTTCCATCATCATTTACAATTTTAGCACTCATTTCTTTAGATGGTGTATTATTCTTTTGTGATTCTGTAAACTGATCTAAAGCATATTTAAAACCCATAGGATATAATTCATTAACCTTTATCTTTCCTAACTGTTTATACATCTTTAAGAAATTATTATTAATTTTTCTACGAATTTTATAATCTTCATAATCTTCACCCTCATTTCTCTTATTACTCATATCTAAACCATCAAAGATAGATCGATAGGGAGTATTATTTTTCTTACTGACGTATTCTTTAGTACGAGGATCATCTTTCTTAAAGGTTTGCCCTTCTTCACCAAAAGTAACTAGCGATTCAACATCTTCTTGATAATCTTGTTTGTTTAATTTGTTTTCCATAACTGTTTTTGCTTTAAATATAAATAATTAATTTTGAATTTCCAAATTTACCTATAGAATAATCACTTTAATATGATCTTCAATAATTTCACTAATTCCCAAATCAGTATTAAATTGAGTTTCAATGAATATGTTAACTGTATCACCAACCATTTCATCATCCAAAAATATATTTTGAGTGGGTTGATAAGTATACTTCGAATATGTTCCTAATAATGTTTCGGCAGCTGGGTGATTGAAATTAAAGTGCTTAGAAATCTCATAACCAACAACATTGAGTGGTGGCATCAATTGGACTAAACCAACTAAAGAAATAGTATCATTACCAATAGGAATCGGATTATTTAATCCAACATCTCTAAACCAACCCAAATATGAATACATTGGAGTTTGAAATGTTAAACTATCTACTACAATCCAATAATCCGAATCAAATCTTGCTTCAATTAGCGGAATATTATTTAAAACATAATCATCATTTAGTGGGGTTAAATTACCCGATATTTGGAAATAGTTTAAATCATCCCATTCTACCTCATAATAACCATCTAAATTAACAGTCATTAATTGATTTTTATAAATAACTTCATAAGAAGTTTCACAATCACCATTACAAGGTGTTTGAATAATAGATTCCTTCGTACATGAAGAAAAAGCTAAAACAAATGCTAGGGGGTAAAATAATCTTTTCATAACCTTTATTTTTTAATTAATATGACATACATTACGCACCTCATTTATACCGTAAATATACGAAAGCTAATTCAGGAAGCCAAGCATTTTTATATATGCTTTTGAAGCCTCGAAAATTTCTCCTCTCAACGTATAATAATATTTAAATACGTATATACTCACCATCTATCCTATTATATTTAAATTGAAGTCTCCAGTTGAGCGAATTGCGTAGCTATCTGCTGCTATATCAAATAGCGGGTTAAATAGAAACCCACCAGAAGCAGAGCCACTATTGAGAAAAGAAATTCCAAATCCGGTTGATCCCTCAGTAAGCGATGGTTGATTAATTTTGTTTAAAGATCCGAATATTGTAAAACTTCCCGTTATGGTAGTTGAATTTGGAAATGTACAGTTAATTCTATCGGGAAATAAATCCATTATAGCAGGTTTATCAGCGTTTGTAAAGCCAAGACCTTGAATACCAGGTGTACCTCGAGGAATGGTAATTACATCACCACTAATGAAATTACTACCGCTAACGGAAGTAACTCGAGCTTCAGTGATTTTTCCAGTTCCACTTCCATTTACACCATTCCATCCAGTTGACGTAAGAGAAACAGTAGCTCCCGAGCCTTGAAGATCACCAGCAACCGAAATAGTAGCCGTTTGGTTGATGTCACATGAAATTGGAGCATTTGAAAGAGGAAGCGTTTGTCCGGGCTTAAGCGGCCCAACTAACGTAACTTCTCCACCGGCTTGCTGAGTCGCCAGTCCCGTACCATCTATAACTAAAAAAGAAGTTCCGAAGTTAGCAAACTGGCTAGTTAGAGTTGAGTCGGTTGGGGGATTGGAGGGTATTTCATTGTTATTATTTAAGAGGAAGAAATAACTGGTACCTGCCGTTAGAGCTTGACCTGGAGTTCCTGCGTTTTGCATTGATAGTGAGCTGAATATTGCCATACTGGAATTTTATTATAAATATATGTTAGTTGTGGGCTCTTGTTAGCTTTAATTCCTCAATTGAGCGATTGAGTAACTTTTCCATTTCTATCGCACGATCTCTTTTGTTTAATTCTTCTTCGGTCCAACCTTCTCCCGCTAAATTTATATTATCCAACATTATCACCTCATAATCCCTTCTATGGAATTCTCCCTCAAGATCATCAATTGAAAAACCCATCCTACCACCATCATTATCTTCAATATTAGAAGCAAGAAATCTATTCTCTAATAAATCAATTACTGCTTTAGTCATTAGTCTTTTTTCTTCTGTTTTTGTCATAACGTTTGAATTATTAGGGGGGAGTTGCATTACTCCCAACCTTCGCCGTAAATATACGAACAATTATCCGCTTCTCCAAGTTTTCCGCTGGAGTATTTCTGTATTGTTGTATATACTTTGGGAGATTTTATGGAGGTTTATTAAAAAAAAGAATTGCGCCCTGCGGGGGAAATGAAGAGGTGGGGTTTACTGGGAAAGATGAAATATATGTATATATCTGTCTGGT